GGGGCGGCGGACTGCTCGTCCGAGATTGCCTGCTGCGGCTGGACCGGGGCGTCACCCGGTACGGGAGCTATCTCGCCTGCCATCAATCACTCCTTACGAGAAAATCGCCCGACTTCGCCCAGTCAGGCAGCGGGGATTCCAGCCAGATTGTGTTACCGTCAACCTTGCTAATGCGAACCGAGAGCGCACTGGTTCCGAGGGTGGCTGGAGGCCTATCAGGAGCAGGTGATCGCCCTTGAAGGTCAAGGATTCGTGTTCGGTCAGTTCCTCGCCGCTGCTGGTGATGAATTTGCTCATCACAACCCCGGTAGTGAAATCGGCTGATTGCCTCCGCCTGAAGGGGCTGCCGCTGCGGGAGGGGGAGCCTGCTCTTCCTCTGCGCCGCCCATCGCTCTCTCGACATCCTCGCCGGTGTAACCCATCTGCTTGAGTTGATCCACGAGGGCCATCGCCTTGGGGTCGGACTCGATATTGCCGCCCTGTTGAGCCGGTGCCGGGGGCCTTGCGTCGAAACGCGCATTGGCCCGGTTGGCGGTCATCATATTGGTGTGCTCGGATCCGTCCTTAGCTGTGAATGCCATCTTTTTTCTCCTCTTCCTGTTCCTGCTGACGCTGGAATTCCCGGTAAGCGTCCCACCCTATGGGCTGCGGCCTAACATTCGTGCGCGGTTTTGTGTTCGTCAAAGCCGGGAGGATAGCAGGGGATGCCGTCGGCGAAGTGGGGGAAATTCGCTCCGTGAGCGCATCGACCCTCCTCTTCTCCTGCGCCAACTGGTGCTTCAGCCACTCCACTTCCGTCTCCAGATGGCTGCGGTACGGGAACAGCAGGTCCCTTATTTTCATTCTCAATCTCCTTCAAGAGCACCCGCTTCGCCAGCCGGATGCCTTCCTTCATGGCTTCCCGGTAGGCCGTTCCCCAGTAAGCCTGGAACACCGCTTCCGCATCCCTCTGAGTGGTGGCCGACCGGATGGCATGGACGATGCGCTTGAAAGGTCTGGTAGCGGGATCGACCATCTTCGGCCCGTAGATGTCGGGAATTTCAGCGGACATTGGCCCTCTCAAGTACGTCGTTAGCTAAATTCTCCTGGTAAATGGCGCGGCGTACTTTCATTCTTCGTATCAACTCATCGAAACACTTCAGAGAACAAAACTCTATGAGCGGGCCTTGCCTGTAGCAGCCGCCATCCCCACAACCAAGCGCGTGTTCTTCTGCGGAGCATGTCGTAAATTCGTCGCAGACGATGCATCGGTATTCATGAGTGCTCATCGGATGTTGGCCCTCCAGCTAGGCGGCATGGACGTGAACCGCTTCTTCATCTTGCCCATCTCTTTGCGAAACAACATCATCATACGCTGACTCTGGTCCTTGGTCTTGAGAAATTCTTCCTCCGCCCTTTCCTCCGAGGACTGCTTTCTCGGGGAGAGCATGGATTTAAGCCCGTATCGCGCCGCTTCGAGCACGTCCTGTTCGAGCTTCGCCGTGGACTTGTCGGTCTTCAGGATGTCGTCGAGGTTCTTGGGGTCGCGCATCGCCATTGGAATGGCCTTAAGCAGTTCCACGCACTCCGCCGAAATCATCCAGATGTCCGTGGCCTCGATCCTTTTGCCGTCGTCGCCTACGACGTAGCCGCCGTTCTTGGTCGCACGGAGCAGCCCGTCCATGAGTGTCGCCCCGCCCTTGCGGTCGTTATCCGCTTTGGCCGGGTAAACCATTCCCCCCATGCGGAGTACTTGGCCCTGCTTATCGCCTATGGAGTTGGGGTCGTCGGTGACGCATTCCGGGGAGAGGAAGTAGGCCGTGCAGCGCTTTCGCTCCGCCTCGGGGGTGCATTCGAGAATGAGCTTCGCGACCTCCTGTTCCGTCTTCTCGTTGCAGATCATCTCCCGGTAGGTCATGGTCAGGTTCAGCGGCCCCACTCTTCCACTCCAGCCAAGGAGTTCTCCCACCTCGGAGGGCTTGAGGGTGACACGATAGTGCCAGTACGTGACGCAGAAGTGGGCTTTTCCCCAATCCTGGCTGGTCCAGTGAGTAGCCCACGGCCTTCCGGCAGATGAAACCAGCAGACTGGAAGCCCGCGTGCGCTCAAGGTCAAAGGAGGCAGCAAAATACGCTCCTTCAATTGCATCCCACCCACCGTACCAGTCCGCCGCTCGAATCGCTTCATCATCAGTCGCAAGCTGGCGAGTGTAGTCTCCGTACTTGGACGCATACTCCATGCGCTGCTCATCGGTCCATGCGTAGTAATCGGAATCGAGCAGGCCCTCTTTTTCGAGCGAGTTCCGGACCCACTCCACATTGTCCCAAGGGTTGACCTTGAGGAACGTGTAGTCTTCGGGGTCTTCATCCTTGTTTACCTCCTTGTCGCGGAACCACTTGCGCAGGGTGAAGATATTGGCTCCGCGCATATTGAAGAGCAGGATCAGTTTGGCCTTGTGCTTTCCCTTGGACCGGCAAGCCTTCCTGATTTCCCTTATCTCCCGCTCCGTGAACTGCTCCGCCTGATCGATGAAGATGTAGCGGTAGTTGGCCGACCGGAACCTTCTCTCAATCGAGTCGTAGTCCTCGCCGTAGGAGAAATCCAGTTCCGCCTTACGGATCGTAAGCTTGGCAGGCCATGACCGCTTGAAGAAGCAGTCCTTGCGCTCGTCCACCCAAGGAAAGTCGCGGCCGATAGGCTCGATGTGGTAGCGGAGCACCTGATCCGCATTGCGCATGACCATGCAGCACAGGCAGTCGGGCTGATTGAGCATCAGGGCAATCGCCACCCGGTCGGCCCCGCTGGACTTGGCCGCGCCACGCCCCCCGCCTTCCCCGATGACCGTAGCCTTGCTCTTCTCGATCAGGTCCAGCAACTCGCACTGCTTGGGCTGCAGCCCTATCTCTACCTGCATGGTATTTGCCGCCGCCGCCGGAATGGGGGCATGGGGACGACTACGCTTCCCCGCCCGAACATCGTAGGGGCCTTAGCCAGTCTCTCAGACAAGGGAATTAATTCAGGGATTGCACCACCAAAGGTCTCAAGCTCTACCGCTTCAATAGCGTCATCCAGTGGTTCAGGAAACTGAAAATTCACAAGCTTGAAACCAGCCCTCGGAGATAGGACTGTCAAATTGAAGAAGTGCTCATAGGAATACCAGCCATCCGTACTCCACCCGCCATCCGGCGCAAAGAAGTACTTCACCGGAGCGGGAATCGCAGGAGCCACCAGCCCCGCCCCCAACAATCTCAAGAAGCTTCGTCTTTCCATCGATCCTCCAAGGCACATGAGCGCCCGGTGCCGTCTGCATCCTCACGGAGCTTAGGAACCGCATCCCTGCGGCGGGCATGAATTCCCGCGTCTGCCCCGTAGTGCCATCCGGGGTCGTTCCCGAACGCCCACCCCTATCCCTTACCACACATCGCGCACTTACACCCCACCGCATGTTCAGGACGCAAATACGGGATACTGATATGCCTCACCCGAGAACCTACACGAAGCGGCGATCGTGATCCATGCGAGTCATCCAGCAACTTAACAATGTACGAGTTTAAACTCGCCCCTCCATCCTTCGCCCTCCCGGCAAGCCTTTCATACAAACCGGGCGGCATTCTTAAGAGAAACCGTCTGATATCACTCATGGACGGATGATATCACAAATCTAATATTAGATGCCCAAGTGATATCACGGTCTGATATCAAACTGCATTTGTCTGTCGGAGTAGAGTAATTCTTTTCCCGAAGGCCACCCCCGGCGGAGGGTATACCCGGGTCCGATTCAAACCACGGTTATGCCTTGGACGCATGCATCTCGCACTGGCTCAGTAGGATAGCGTCGCAACGCACACAGTGCCGCTACAGCGCATCGATATCCTTGGGGCTAGGCATGAGCCTGCGTGGCTCTCCTGGCTCCTCTGCGGGCAAACCTACGCGTCTGATGACGATCTCCAGCGGGGAGTTCTCGTCCCCGGCGTGGACTATCTTGTCACCATACAGAGCTGGATTAAGTCGTCCAAGAACCCACTGGCGCGCCCAGATGCGCACCTTGATTGCGTTATAGTTCTCCGCGTCAGCTTGGTCTGCAAGTTCAATCAATCCATCGAATTGCGAGATAGCACCATGCTTGCGTGCGCGTGCGATTCGCGTTTCAAAGGCGGGGTCAACAGCACAGTGTCGATAGAAGCTCGGTCTGCTTGGAAGGCGCTTGTCCTTGAACAGCTCGTGGATTGTCTCGCCTTCTGTAATGCGTCTCACTACCTCATCTTCGAGCTGCTGATTCCAGTCAATAAGGCCGTTGTTCATATGTGCATTATTGCGCTGTATTTAGATTGTGGAAAGATTGTTCTTGACATGCTCAGTCA